CGATAATGTAGGTAGCCTTACATTTTGAGTAAAGTAGTTTGTGTTAGGAGTACGGTTCAATATAAACCTGAATCCCAATGGTGACAGATAATTGGTATTATTTGGTTGATTCTCTATAGCTGACATATCATCCTCCTAATACTATTTATCCAGACAAAAAAAACGGGGGCCGAAGCCCCCGTCTAAAATCGCCCTTACGGGTCTTTTTATTACATCAGGTTTGATACTGCAACAAGTCGGTAGTATACGTTCTTGTTGTTGAAGCTGATTGTACCATTGCCGGCGGTGTCGCCTTGAGCAAATGGGTTAGCAACCATGCCGTATCGAGTCTTAAAGCCAATCTTAGGCTGGAAAGTGTCTTCGCCAACCGCACGAACCATTTGCAGCGGTACGTATGGGCAGTAGAAGATACCAGCGTCAAAGGCACTTGAACCTTTGTAGCCTAGAGTGTAGTATTGATTGCCTGAAGCAGACTGGAAGTATGGATCGATGTATACTCGGATACGACCATTCAGTACACCGGCAAATGTGTTACCAGTATCGTCTACGTTCAAGTTAACAGACAGTGCAGGAGTGTAATCAAGAACACCGGCCATCTGAAGAGCAGAAGCTACGTCAGAAGAACAGATCATGATGTTACCCTTACCGCGACGAGTGTCTTTGGCAATTGCGTTAGCGTCACGCTCGATTTGGAAGATCAAACCTTTGAATCGCTCTACAGACCATCGGCCGTTTGAGTCAACGTCAAGGTTAAATGTTCCGGCGTTAGCAACGTTCTGTTGAGCACCAGCAGAAGCAGTGTAGTTAATAGTACGTACTACTTCACGGTTGATCTCAGCGAGGATCTCAGCTGACAAGATGTTTGAAAGCTCAGTCTCAGCGTCGAGGCCGTGGATTGCTTTCAGGTCTTGTGCTAGTTCCATTGTGTACTCAGCTTTCAGTGCACGTGAAACTGCTGTTACGGCTACTTTCTCGATTGAGAAGGCCATCTCGTTGAATCGGTTGGCTTCTCCGTCACCCAGAGCTTCAGCTGAAGTTGTTGGCATGCCTTGCTCTACAGTGTAGTTAGCACCATTTGCACGAGCCGTTGGATCAGCGCCAGCTTGACGAGTACCAGCAGCTCCATCGATAACACCAAGTGAAGCAGTGTTGCCAGATGCAGAACCAGAGAATGATGAATCGGCTTCGTTAAACAGAGCCTCAGCGCCAGACTGGTTGTTGTAACGAGCGCGCATTGCAAAGATCAATCCAGTAGGACCAGTCATTGGTTGTACGCCACACACGTCATAAGCAATCAGGTTAGGCATTGATCGTCGTACCAATGAAATCAGTACTGGATCAAAAAGGTCTACGTTGCCAGCAGGTGAAGTGGCTGGTGCAGAAGAACCGCCCATTGCGTTAGTAGGAGAAGCTTCTCCCAACAACGAAGGCATCTGGTATCCACCAGAACCCATTGCCGACTCACGAGCTGATCGCTCTTGGTTTTCTAGAAGTTGTGCAGTTACAGCGCGACGATGATTATCTTTGATATCACCTAGATCATTGTGATCCAATACTGGCTGCCACTTCTCGATAAGTTGTTCAGATAACATGATAGTCTCCTCTAAATCTATCTAAAGTTATTTATAATATTACTTCTTTATGGATCTTGAAATGGCATTTACATAACCGGCCATCTCGGATGGTATAGTCTTCTCAGACGTCTCCTCCAAGAGAGGCTCATCGTCATCCAACTGATATGATGATGTTACTTCTTCGCCTTTACCAAAGTAGCTTTCCTTAACAATGTTTAACTTGTTAGTGAAAGACTCTTCGTCACTAAAATCAATACCTTCTGCTAAGGTTTCAAATTTAGCTTTTTGAGTATCTGTCAGGCCATTGCTTACAGACTCAATCATTTGTCCTCGATCATACTGATCAACGACACCACGGAGCTCAACGTTCTTTTCGATTTGCTCATTAAGCTTGGACTCAAGTTCTTCAGTCCGAGCAGCCAGCTCCTCTACAACGTCAACCTTCTCGTCTGGAATTTCTACGTAATGGTCTTCAAACAAACCTTTGAGACCCTTCAAAAAGTCTTCGACCATCTCAGCTTTGAGACCTTGCTCTACAGCAAGACGATTCTCTTCCATCCACTGCTCAACAACATAGTCGAGGTACTGGTCAAGATTCTCAGTCATCTCTTTACGTACTGTTTCTACTTCTTCGGTAAGCTCAGCTTCGAAGTTAGTAGAGATCTTTTCTAGTTGCTCATTTACTTTAGCAACGACAGCAGCTTCAAAGATAGTAGTTGCCTTGTCTTTGAATCCTTCAGTAAGATCATCTGTACCTTCAAACATAGCTGATACGTCTTCTGCAACAGAAACATCCTCTGCAGTGATCTTTGGAAGGTCGCGAGCACTATGAACTTCTTCAATAGTGTCTTCTTCAAACTCGACATTTTCCATCTTAGCCATTGCTGATGAATAAGACGCTTTGAGCTGCTTAGTTGGCATCTCATTCATCTTAGACAGCATAGCGTTAATCATACCAGCTTTAGTGCCAGGTACTTTAACGGCAGTAGGAGAATCCTGGGGATCGTCCTCTACTTTCTTGTCGCCCTTGCGAGGCTTAGCTTTTACTGAAGTTGGCTCAGGTACCTCAGAAGGATCACCCATTGACGCCTTAAACTCGTCAAGTTGCTCTTCTGATTGAACAGACTCTTCAATCTGTTCAACTGGCTCCTGGAGCTCTACTTCTTGAATATCTTGTGCAGACATTTTAAAACTCCTTTGTGGTCTAATGTTATTTATAAAAATTATAGCTTGGACAGAAAATTCGACCAAACGCGAAGTTTGGCTTCAGTCAAATCTCTAGAAGGAGCTTCCTCGATCTGTTCTTTATAATCGCTGATGGTAGCTTCTCGGATAATACCATTATCCCAAATCCACTCTTTTCCTTCCATGATGCCTTCTACGAAAGCATCGGGTGCGGAGGGATCTGCTACGATATCTGCAGCTGTTGCAAGATAGAAATCATTTTGCACTTCTGCTAAACCGCCTTTGTTTTTAAGCGAACCCATTCCACGTGATGAAACACCCAAGCTGGCTCCTTCATCCATCAAATTCTTCACAATCCGACCCATAGGAGTCTCTGTCATAATCTTAGCCTTACCAATGAAATTGTCGCCTTCTCTGGTAAGTTCTTTGATCATATGGCTTACGCGATCCAAGTTAATCGTAGGACTAGTTGGATGGCCGAGCTCACCATATGCTCGATTCTTATCTACGTTTTCAGAAACGTAACGTTTTACTTCTTTATCAAGCACCTCAGCTGGATACATCCGGCCGTTGCGGTTCTTAATATTGGCTTGCATGAAAGGACCTTTAATGTAGTAGTCTTTGCTACCATCATCTTTGGCCTCAGCAATGTATTCGATAGATTCGTTGATCTCAGTGATCAGCTTCATGCTCATTCTCCTGACACCTTATGTAGCTTGACTACAATATAGCCATCACCGCCACTCAAAGCTACATTACAGTTAGCAGTCAGTTGACTATTAGTTTCTTCTAAGCGCATCCCGCTACCCTGATAATCGTGTTGACCAGACCCAGCTAAAATAGCAACTGTATTGCCACCGCGAGTAACTGTCCATTTTTGAGCGGCATCAACGGACCATATAATTTCGCTGATCGCCATTGAGTTGACAGTTTCTCCAGCCGTAGCTACGGTTAATAGGTTAACAGTTTCATTGCCCGTAGCTCTAAACACTACATAGCCGCTGGCCTTCTTTTGATTTACAGTAATAGGCATTATAATTCCTTACGCGTTCTGCATAGCGAAGTCGAGCATCGACATGAATGACGACTCGCCTTTCTCTAACGAATCTCTAAACTTCTTGGCATTGGCTGGTTTAAGAGCATCGTGCACTGACATTAATTTACTAGCCGTAGTCAAGTCCACCTTCAAAGTCTTTTTGTTTTTAAACTTTACAGGCATTGCTTGCTTACGGCTTTGGATCTTTTTTAAGGTTTCAACGACCCCTTCATCAAGAGCGTGTCGGAATTTGCTAAATGAAACACCTTCTTTAATCTTGGAAGATCCTTGCATCACAGGGGTCTTCTCACCACCACGGCCATATTGCTTTGGCTCGTTGTATGTAGATCCACCTGGATTGGCTTCTGATGAGCCTTGCTTGATAGGTTGACTCTCCCCACTAGCATGCTTTTTACCACCTACATGCTCGTCTGGGTTACCTTCAACGTGGCCACTGAATTGGTGATCAAATGCAACAGGGTGACCGGTCTTAGTTACATTGTGCATATTGGCGAAGTCTTCTTCACCTTTCGAACGAGGTTTGTACTTCTTTACCTCATCATCTGCTTCCTTGTTTGGTTGATAGTCTTGTGCAGGACTATCTTCAAACAGGTCTCTAAACTTCTTCATCAGAAGTCTCCTCTGATTGTTCTAGATCAACATTATCCATTGACGGATCGTCTGCGAAGATAGATTGACCGACAGCGTACTTTTCGTTATCGATTCTTCCCTTGAGACGATCCCTCAACAGGTCACTCACACTTGAGCTAAATTGATCGTACTGACCTTGTGACAGTTGATCGATAGCGTCTTTTACTTGTGGCATAATATACTCCTAATGCATTATTTATAATTTCAAATCAATCGCGGTGTTTAAGGCGAGCTTTCTGTATCTACATCGCCTAAAGTAATCATATCTCCGCTAGTAGTAATTCTCACAACATCGGTGCTACCATGTACAAATCTTAGGTCGGCAGCATCAAGTTTGATTTCCCACGATCCTAATTTGATTATCGTGTTAGCGGAATTGGCAGCAACATCCGCCCATGTTCCTTTAGCCGAATTGTAACTGTATACCGTAGTACCTACAGTATGTTGTTGGCCATTGGATGGACTATCCGGAAAGTTGACTGCCATTATAGATCCTATTTAATGTTATTTATGGCTTTGTTGGCCAATCAGAATCCGCGAGATCATGAGGGAAGTTTACATGAGATGTAATATCACGCAGTGCTTGACGATACGCTGTCATTTCAGATGACATTGTAACGTCTGACAATGCATAGAAGTCAGTCTCTGCTAACAATCCATCACGTCGAGCACGAACTGAAGCACCAGCTTTTGCATCTAACGTTGCTTGATACTCAGCTTCATATTCAGCCTTTGTAACCGTAATAGTCTGAGCATAGTCATCATGACCAGGACCTGAAACTTCATTACCATCGACATCTACATGCTTTGTGGTATCTGCGAACATATCTCGCTCTACCCAAGCCTGTACCCAGTTACCATTGGCATCCTGAGTTACGCCATTGCGAACTACTGACTTGTAGTCAGCTGACGGTGCTGGAGCTGGTGCTGCTAGCACTGGATCAATACCCAGTGTCTCGTGTACATTTGTACCCCATACCTTTGGAAGGGATACGTTCGAGTGTTCCCGGCGTAGTTGTCCTTGAGACTTGACGTCGCCAGTTGATCTTACTCGATATTCAGACATAGTTGATTCTCCTATATTGTCTGTTGATTATGCAATTGCGTAAAAAATGTATTCGCCACCAGAATTGTTAACATCATTACCGGCTGCGGATGTGATAGTAAAACCACTTGATAGCGGGTCTATCCAATCTGTGGTTGTGGTTTGTGCATAGTCGCTGTTGAGTTGAAGATAAGGATCATTACCAGATACGATGCCACGCACAGAGTCCCACAAGTACCAAGGACCAACATCGCTTGCCCACTTAATCAACACAAACCTAGCACCTGAACTAAAACCGCAGTCTACGTTTAAGTTACTGCCTGTTGCTGTGTAGCTACCAACCTTTGATATGCCGTCTACTGAAGCAAACAGGTAAGCTATGTAATTGTCGCCAGATCGGTTGTTGATGTTTGAACTTCTTCCTGCGCTAAACTGAGTAGCAGTAGGTGAGGTATCGTGCCAAAACGTTGCGCTATCAGATGTCTTATCTGATGAACTTAGATATAGCCCTTCTGTTTCTGGCTCTGAGGTATTTCCTGCATGGTAAACAAGCCAATCTGTATTTGAGCGACCACGGTTTTTTATCCATATCATTTCTGGCACAACGCCTAGATTATGATTAACCATGTGACCAAAAACGTCGTCCCCTTCATAAGCCACCACATCGAAGAAGCCGGGGGCGCGTCTCCACTGATGCCAGATATTTGGGGTGCCGTTTGTTTCTTGATAAAAACCTGAATTGCTGTCCCATAACAACTCTCCTGCTGGCAGTGACTGCTCTGCATTGTTTGAGTTAGGAACTAAAAAGTCACCGCCAATCATCCTTGCAAAGTTACGCCAATTTTGACTCGTACTAGTAGAACGGCCCAATACCATATCTACTGGGTTTCCGGCACTTGAGTACGCTGAAATAAAATCTTCCTGGACATCAAACAAATCAGTAGCCGCAAACTCTGATGCTGGCTTGTGGGGCCTGCGGATTGCCATGTAAACGTAGTCGTGTCCAGATAGGTTGGATCGGTCAGCGAACTGGCCTACTTTAAATCCTGTTGCAGTTAGTTCTGCAATTCTTGAATTAAAAGCCACACTAGATAAGTTTGGCCTCATTGCTTTTGCATCAGAACCAACAGGTAATCCCCTCATGCTATCTACCAGAATCCAGTCTTTACTTGCGCCAAGATCCTTAATCAACAACCACTGCGGCTCCCACCCAATAACTACTTCTGGAGAACCTTCTACTCCAGAACCCGTATAGCTCCCACACTTAATAATGCTCTCGTCGCTATCAGGGCCGAACATGAGGGCGTCATCTGCGAATAGATACGCAACAAATTCTCCGTTGAGAACATTTACACTAGCGTCCGATCCGACTGTAAACCCCGATTCCGTTGGGTCTGTATTATCCCAAGTACCATTTGATTGCGATATAGAACTGGTTTCATTTAGTTCGAGGTACAAACCACTGCTGGGCACCAGCTGTCCTAACTCATTGTAGAAGGCTTTGGCATCAAGATTCTTGTGGTAGACTACCCAGTCCTCTGAGCTATCTGTCCGCTTAACAAGAATCATCCCTGGATCCGACCCCAATGAATGGGGGATTGTTTGTGATGTACCATTGCCTGTGTACGTCACGATGTCAAAGAAGCCCTCTTGCTTGGCGAATGACCACGAAACAACATCGGTACCGTTATTGTTGATCTCTCCAGCATTATTTATTGAAAACCCGTCGCTGTTGAAAGAAATCAATGCCGTTGTGTCTGTAGCCTCTGCTGCATCGCTGTTAGAACTCAGGAACTTAGTAGCGCCTCTCTCGGTGTCGAACAGCATGTATGCATATGCAGTTGTTCTGTTCTTGAACCAAACCAGACCGCCCTTGTCGTCTAGGTCGATGTCGTTTCTTATTAATTGACCATCACCAATTGCGTCTATGTCATACGCTGTATTTAAATCGCCAACACCAGCCTTAACCGCGTGATCCATAACAACGAGTCGTGTTCCGTTGTCTGCAAAATCAGCAGCAAACGTCAGCGTCGTTGTACCATAAGTATCCGGATTTCCAGTAGTACCAGTTGCTGATGCAGTTGAAACATCCCACGCCGACGACAACGAAAACTCTGTAAGGCCGACTGCGCTTCCACAAACAATCATAATTGAGCCGGTATTATTAAAAAAGACGTTGTATGGGTTGGTTTCTCCACCGGTACTTGCGGATTTTGAAGCATAAGACCCTGTAGAAATGTCCCAAGCTGTAGATAAAGTATATTGGTAGATATCAGTATTGTTTGCACAAGTAACAAACAAACTTGTTCCATCGGGCTTAAAAAAGATCCCTCTAGGATTAGAAGCTTGTCCAGAAATACTTAGCGACTTGGAGGCATAAGAGGCACTGGATGCATCGTAAGCGGTGCTCAGATTATATTGGAATATTGCACCGGTAGTGCTATCAGTGACATAAGCCTTAGTTCCATCATCGCTTAGTCTGCTACTTTGGGAACTGGTTGTTTGAGACGTATATGAAAAATTAGTACTAGAAGTTATCGTGCTCACATCGTAGGGAGTTGATAAACTCCAAATATATACCGCGCTGTCTGGTAAATGGGTAGCGAGATAAAGACCGTCGCTAGAGAATTGTACGTTATGCGTGAGACTAGATCCCAACAGTGCTGTGGACGTTGACGTTGCCGTACCATTATTACCGTTGCCCTCGTACAAGTAAGTAGAGAACACGTCATCAACGTAAGTAACTTCTCCTGCTCCAGCAGCTCCCGCTGCTGAGATTAATTTCTTAGCTGTTGTCATGCTAGATTTGCTCCTGCTGTTAGTCCGTACCAGGTTGTACCGCCATCATTGGTATAGAATACGAACAAATCGACTGCGCTGGCGGTTGCTGTTAAAGTTGGTGCTGTTGCACTTGGCCAATCGACACCGGCTGGCCATGTAACAGTATAACCGGATGCGCTAGCATCCTGAACAAGTTTTAGTGTAAACGATGTTGCTTTACCGCTTACAGCTGGATTAGAAAATGTAAATGTAGTGTTCTCCGTCAGAGTGTGTTGAAAGTTTGAGCTTGTTGTCAAATTCAAAGCTGTCGCATTTGAGGACGAAGTCACTGTGCTAAATGTTTCACTAATTGGCGATTGTGCATCAAGTAAACCGCTGGATGTTGATATCGAATTAGCGGTTACAGTGTTTGCTATAAAATTGGATCCAGCGAGATCTAAATTGTCTTCAGCTGGTAACTCTTTTATTGTTAAACCAGATCCATCAACGATCAATGGTATTCTATTTGCCATCAGCTTACACCCACACTTA